GTGCGGCAGTACAATGAGATTATTCTTTCTAAGAAACCGTGAGGTTCGCTCCTTGCGAGAACTTGGCAAATCCCTCAGAGAGGGGGCATACCTTAATAAGAAAGTTTTGGTCTCATTGTGTCTACATAAAACATGAGGGTTTTATATTTTTATAGATGTTTAACGTCATCCCTGACAGTATGATTTAATAAAGAAAATCGGTATGTAAAGTATCAGCAATTACAAAGTCATAGTCAAGAGTAAGTTCTTTATTGGCTTTGCAATTGGGGTAATGCATGGCACGTAAGTCATGTAGACTCCGTGCATGCTTGTTGAAGACAGATCTGCCATGTAATGACAATTCAGCAATGGTAGAAGTAATTTGATCAACAGTGATTTGATCACTCTCAACGCCTTTCTTCGTCCAATTGAGTGGTATGTAAAGTGCACTAATTCGCATAGGTGCAACCCACTTACCGAAAGAGTCATCATATCGAAAAGATCGTTTGAGGAACTCGACTTGTTGAATAGGTCTAAATCTTTCCGTTGCTTTTTCTTTCAGTTCAGTGGTGTAAACCATACCACATGGTTCCATGAACTCAGGCATGTTAACTTCATTAAACACGTCTCTATAAGATGGCGATGTTGAGAACAGATTGTCATCACCTAAGCAAACCAATGCGACATTCTCATTGAACTCATCAGCTTTAAAGCCTGCAAACTGAAAAGCAATCCTAAACGTTATGTTATTATACATAGTGTTTATGATTGAAGTTAATGGATTGCCTGAGGGCATTCCAGTGGCCCATTCATAAACTTCATTACCAAAAACATGACGCGAGTTTATTATCTCTGCCCACAATTGTTTACGTGTGAGGTTGTCGGGATGGTCATGACCATACCATCGATTGATAAGCTCTAAGATTTCCCACAAGACTTCTGGACGCTCACACGTGTCAAAGCCTTTGTAGTCTCCCGCACCAACAACCGATTCAGTTTTGATGTTACTAAATCTCAACATCTTTCGTGCTATGGCGTCCCAATCTTGATAGGGATTGATGCCAATGGCAGAACCGACGTTAACGTTAGCCTTAAAAAACTCTGATATAAACGCACCGAAATACATGCGGTAAACAACAAGAAGTATAAATGCTGAGGCTGAACACAGGCGAGTGGAAGGATTCTTAACCACTTTTTCTAATGGTCGTAATTCATCCTTCGCAAACCCCTTGTAAAACCATGCTGGTCTAATGCCCTTCTTATAAGTATCCATAACATCATCAACTAACTTAGCAATACGCTGATAATATATTTCTACTAATAATTCATCGCCATCAATGACGGCTTGATAATAGAGTTTTTTGACATTTTCATTACACGATAACGTCATAGGGTAACCGGCACTGGTCGAACTAGCTATGCCAC